CCTTGCTTTCGAGTGCTTCACTAAGCGAACCCTTAATAGGTGGTGTCAGCCGTTTCAGCGGTGCCAGGTCTGCGAGTGCTGGGTCGATGATGTCCACCGTCATGCCGAGGGCTTCGGCTATCTGCTGAATGGTGACGTAGGCCACACTCACCAGTTCACCCTTCTCAATGCGCCCGATGTGCTGACGAGTCAGTCCGGCACGGTCGGCGAGTTCCTGCTGGCTGATGCCCTCCAGTTTGCGCAGGGCAGTGATACGCTGCCCCATGCGCCGTGCTGCTTGTTCCTTGTTCATAGTTCCTTATGCTTTTAGGGGTTTGACTTGTTGTTGAAGGGTGGGAGCGGTCGCCCGCTCCCTAATAATGTTTAGCTCTGGCTTACCGTCCAGTTGTAAGTGATGTCAACCAATATATAGTCAGGGCGACCAATGTACTGAGCCTTCTCAATGCTGATGAAGTAGCAAGTATCTGTGCTCTCGTCTATGTACTGGAGTCCAATGTGTCTTCCATTGCGTCCGAAGTTGTAAGATAGCTCGGGGTTTGCCTTAATCAGATCTTCGACCTTGCGACTCTCCCAACCGTAGCGCACTTGCTTGCGACCGCTTGTGTGGCTCCATCCCTCACCTTGATATGTGGAAGCTCCACCTGGAACATACTTCAAAGTGTTGTTGATGATGTCTTGAATCTTTTCAACTGTAGTCTTCATAATCTCTCTGCCCTTCCGGGTCTTGGGGTTTAATTTGTTATTTGTTTCTTTTTCTGATGCAAAGATACGACAATAATTCTAAATGCACAAGTTTTTGTGCGTTTATTTCGCGTTAAAGCGTAATTTTTTATGCTTTTTCTTGCCTTTTTGCATAAGATAACCCCAAATTGTAAAGTCAGAGATTACAAAACAGCCCCTTTTTGCATAATTACTTATTCGTTACTGCTCAATCCTCCCCTCACTCCAGTCGAAGCAATACAGCGCGTCTAATAGTCCGTGTATCGGGTCTATCTTCCCCAGATGTCCGTTGCCCTTGACCACGCGCCTGATGGGTGGGTCGCCCTTGCTCTCCACTGCCGCGTTGCCGAAGCACCAGGGCCACAGGGGATTGTCCGAGAAGTGCATCCACTCGTCCTTGCCCAGCATCTTCTCCTCCATCTCGCCGATGCGGGGGTTCTGCGTCATGCTCGTCTGCGAGACGGGTATCACCATGCGCTGAATCAGGTCGGCGATGTCCTTGGCCGAGATGTTCGGGTTGCGCTTCTGGAAGAGGGTCTGCAACCATGCCTTCAGGTTGTTGATAGGCGTGACGCTCTGGGCGGGGTCATAGCCGAAGTGGTAGATGTTGATGCCCTTCTCCACCAGTTCCGCGATGCGGTTGATGGCGTAGGTCGAGTCGAACACCTCACCGGGGCAGACGTGCAACCACCCCTGGCGCACCCATTCCTCGTACATCGGTCGGTTCGGGCTCTCCTTCATCGTCTTTTCCAGCACCCAGCAGTCGGTATCGACGAAGAAACGCCCCTGCATCGTGTTCGACGGCAACCAATCCACGGCCATATAGGTGAGCGCGAACAGGTCGTCGCCGCTGCTGAAGTCCATGCCACAGAACACGTGCCACCGCTCTCGCCCTTGCTCGTCGATAAACCGGCAATCGTCGATGCGTCGGCCCTCGGTCTTCTGTAGCAAGCGGATTCTGTCTCCCGTGATCCACTTCGTCACCTTCCCGCTGCTATACACATTAAACAGCTTGGCGATGACCTCGCCCGTGTCGCCGTCGCGCTGCGCCTTCGCTATCTGGTCGTCGTAGAACTGGTGCTGCACGATGACACCCAGCATCGGGTTCACCTTGTGGCGCACCGTCTTGTTCGTCAGCAGGTATTGCTCCTCCTTCTGCCATGCGTCGGGCTCCAGCAGCAGCGTCATCGTGCGGTCGTCGGTCAGCACGGGCTGCACCTCGCCCTTGGCAATGCTCTGCTCACGTTCGAGCATACCGTGAAGGCCGTCGAGTATCTGGATGAACGGCCCCTCGGTGATGCGACCGGCGGATGTCATCGTCACGCTCAGCGGTTCGCGCCTCGGACCCATCGACGACTCAATCACGTCCACCAGCATCTTCATGTCGCTCTTGCCGTTGGCGTAGGGTGCCGCACCGAACTCGTCCTTCAGACAGAGCTGGGCAAACCAACCGTCCTTGAACTTGCCGCCTGCCGTCATGGGTCGGATGCTGGCGGTGGAAATCTCGCTGTACTTGTCGCGCCACGCTGCCAGGCTCTCGGTCAGTCGGAATCGGTTCTCGGTGTCGAGTCCGCTCAGCAGGTACTTGATGCGACGGAAGATGATTTTCGCCTGATCCTCCGAGTTGGCACAGCAGAAGCCCTCCATGTTGTAGTCCTCGAAGAGCATAAATTCCATACCAATAAAGCCGCCGAATCCAGTCTTGTCAATCTTGCGCGAGCCGGTCAGCGTGAAGTCGGTGCACAGTCGGCGATAGTCCCAGATGGTGCCGTCCTTCTCGCGCTCCGTGCGCAGCAGTTGTGGCTTCGAACCGGCGGGCATCTGCGTGTCAATCCATGCGTAGAAGCCGTAGATGCTGGCGAGGGCGAACACCTGGAACGGTGCCCAGCGGTACACCTGACCGCCCGCGATGCCGGGGCATTTCAGACCGCCGCTGATGTGTCGCCACACGCCTTCGTCCTGCCGCCACTCGCCCTCGCGCAGTCGGATCACCGTCTGCACCTTCTTCGTGTTGAAGTTGTACGTGTCGAGACACCGCAGGAACTTGGCCGCGCCCAGCAGCTCATACAGTCCGTGCCAGTCGTTGGGGTCATCCTCGCGTGCCGACGAATGCTCCAGCAGGTCTTCGAAATACATACGCAGTCGCATGTCGATGCCCTCGCAGGCGTTCTCCATGCCCCTGTATCTATTCTCCAGCAGGTCAATCGCCCGCTGCTTGTTTTGTTGTTGTGAGGTCATAATGATGTTTGATGTTAGAGGGAAGAATGAAGAGTGAAGAATTACCGTCCGCTCTTCGCCTTGAAGTTGTAGATAGGCTTGATGATGTCGATGATTTCGACCGTGTCGCCTATCTGGTCGATGATTTCTTGCATGGGCTTGTAGGCCATTGGGCTTTCGTCGATGGTCTCACGGCATACGCTGGTAGAATATACGTCGGACATCTCGCGCTCGAAGTCCTCCATCTTCAGCGTGTCGAGACACTGCTTTCGCGACATCAGGCGACCCGCGCCGTGTGGTGCCGAGTAGAGCCAGTCGATATTGCCGCGACCGATGCAAATCAATGAGCCGTCGCGCATATTCATCGGGATAATCAGCTCTTCGCCTGCCAACGCACTCACGGCACCCTTGCGCAGAATGTTGTGCTGCGTGTCGATGTAGTTGTGAATGGTGGTGAATGTCCTTTCGGGCTTCCATCCCATAGCCTTGCAAATAATATCCGACATCTTCTCGCGGTTTCTCATTGCATAGAGTTGCGCGATTTCCATATCAGCGAGATACATCACGGCATCCTTTCCCTCGATGAAGGTCAGGTCTTTGTTCACCTTGGGCGCGTTTTCCTTCGCCTCTCGGATGGCTTGCGCTATCTCTTTCTGACGGCCCTCGGCTTTTAGTCGTGCGATGATTTCCTGCTCGTTCACACCCAGCTTGCGGCAATAGTCCTCTGCCCGCTTCTGCCAATACTCGCAGACACGCTTGCCGAGGTTGCGACTGCCTGAGTGGATAACCAGGAACTTGTCGCCCTTCTCGTTCACGTCCACCTCGATGAAGTGGTTGCCACCGCCCAGCGAACCGATGGAGCGCAGAGCCATGTCAACGTCTATCACCTCGCGGCAGTAGAGCATTTCCGGCAGCTTCGTCGCGCTCTGAATCCGCTCGTGGATGTTGAAACCACTCGGCACTTCACCATTCACCACAGCGTCCAGCCGTTCCAAGTCGATGTCAATCTTTCCAAGACTGACCACCAACATGCCGCAGCCGATGTCAACGCCCACCGTGTTCGGTACGATACGCCCGCCGAGGGCAATCACCGTGCCGATGGTGCAACCCGCTCCAGCGTGGCAGTCGGGCATGATTCTCACCGTGCAATCCTTGTAGGCTTCGCACTCGCTCATTTCCTTGATTTGTGCCGCCGCCGTGTCCTCAACGGTCTTAGCGTACACCTTCACTTTCTCTGTAATCATAGTTCCTTTTGTTTGGGATGAATAAAATTGGCGGGGCTGTATGCCTCGCCATTGTTGGCCGTGCAGGGTTCGAACCTGCCGTCTTCTGATCCAGAGTCAGACGTGTTACCAAATACACCAACAGCCAATCATAGGGTAGGAAATAGAGGATTCGAACATCTACTCCGAGATTCAAAGTCTCGTGTGCTAACCATTACACCAATCTCCTATCCATTCGGCTTATCCTTCCAGTTCACCGCCGCCGTTGCCGCCGCCGCCATTGTCGCCGCCGTTGTCGTCGCCGCCGTTGTCGTCGCCGTTGGCAGGTGTCTCGGTGCCCTCCTTCTCGTCATTCTCCGTAGCCCATGAGAGGGTTGCACCCTTGATGGCCTGGTTGATCTCGTCGCTGGGCTGGTAGGTCGCCTTCGGAGTCATGTCGGTCAGGGCCAGCTCGTCAGCGTCCTGCTTCCACGGTCCCGTGACGCTGGGGTAGAGCGTTCCGAGTGGTCCGAGGTCGACGATGTAACCCTCTTTCAGTCGGTCGCGGATGCCGTCCAGCAGCAAGTTGGCTGCCAGCGTTGCCTCGGCCTCGTGCAGAGTAGTGTTCCTTGCCGACTCCTTGGCCACCTCCTCGAAGGTCTTTTTGCCCGTTGAAACCACGCGGCCATAGAAGCCCGTCACTTTCACGCCCTCGATTTTGCGAACCATTTTCGCCTTTTTCACTTTAATTTTCAGTGCTGTCATAACCATTATTTTTAAATTGATGAAAAACTATCGGCTTTTGCCAATTTCAAATCGGCTTTTGCCAATTTCAAAATGGCTTTTGCCGATACATATATCGGGTGTTTTGCCGTCTGGGGTTTACTCGTCTGCGATGGCTGATGGATGAGGGTTTAGTCGTAGATGAAACGCTCTTCGTACCATTCGACGGGAATACAACTTATGTGCATACGGTCGCCGTTGAACTGAATGAGCATGTCGCCTTGTCTTACTCCGAGGATGCTGCTGTTTATCGTCACCTTCACGTCTTTGTCCGATGATGTGTCAATGTCCCACGGCTTCGGGTATTTCTCGTGAATGAGTCCCATCACACCAGCGGCTTTCATCTTCTCCTTCGTCAGTTCACCCTCAATCGGATGGTCGATATATAGGTGAAGGATGTTCTCGATGCCTTTCCATAGTCCCGTGCTGAACTCCTTCATCATCTTTTCTTGGATATATCCAATGAGGTCGAAGTCAGCATTGTTCAATGTCTTCGGTGGTTTGATTTGTACTGCCATAATCAAGTCCTTATTCTTCACACACTATATCATACAATGCCCTAATAACCTTTGCATCGTAGAGCGCATTATGCTTGTCGCCCTGAATGGCGATTTCGTTGTTCGCAAGAATGCCCTCACGCGATGCATCGAAAGCCTCCGACTCGCTGATGTGCATAAACTGCGCGATGTCCTGATTGATGTCGTGGCACGCAGCATTTACACCCTTTGGCAAATCGAAAGCCGTGCCGAAGATGCTAATGAAAAGCACCATGTCATAGTGGCACACGTCCGACACCATTTGCACCTCGTCGTATTTCGCCAGCCACGCAGTCAACTTCTCCCTGACAAAACTGGTATTGCCGAAAGCCCCTGATTGCCCATATCCGTTAACACGGAAGATGCCGCGAACACCTTCGGGATATTCAAGATGGCTGATGACATTCTCGTTTATCCATTCGTCACACTGCGACTTGTCGTAGTCGCTTAACTCGGCATAAAAACTTCTGCCGTCCTCATCCACGCACCCAATACTGATGAGTGTCGTGTCTTTGTGGAGTCCTGTGAACTCCGTGTCGAAAAATATCTTCATAGTTCCTTCAATTAAAGAGGGGCTGACGCTTGCCAGTCCCTCAATCCGTTAAATCCGTGAAATCCGTGGTCGTTTATCCCTCCAGCTCCCCGCCAGTCGCACCGCCGCCCGCACCCGTCTGCGTGTTGTCGTCGTCGGGAGTCTCCACGCCCTCCTTCTCGTCCTTCTCCGTAGCCCATGAGAGCGTTGCGCCCTTGATGGCTGCGATGATGTCGTCCGAGCCCTTGTAGTTCAGGCGTGGGGTCATGTCGCCGAGGGCAAGGTCTTTCGGGTCTTCCTCCCACTTGCCGCTCACGGCTGGGTAGAGCGTTCCGAGGGGTCCCAGGTCAACGATGAAGCCCTGTTTCAACTT